ACGATTTCCAGTATCACCCTGCCATCCCCAGAACACACCATTAAGGTCTGCTCCAGACGAAATTTTAAATCCAGTTGCGCTTACAGGCATATTATTTCTCCAAGTTCTCTACGCGAGTAGTTAATTCTTTAATAGTTTTTTGTTGTTCTTTAATAGCTTCGATCAATAAACCAACAATGTTAGCATAAGAAACTGTCTTATATTCACCAGATTCACCAACAACCTCTGGAATAACAGCCTCAACTTCTTGTGCAATAAGACCAATTTCTGGTTTACCGTTTCTTGTATATGAAACACCACGAAGTCTATTTACAACTTCTACAGCATTATTTAGCGTTTGAACATTCTCTTTTAATCTTGCATCAGAAGTAGTTTGGTAAGAGGTAGCCACCACATTAACAAATGTATTTGTAGTTCCAGCAAATGTATTATTAGAAGCTAGACGAGGAATATTTGCGCCAACAGATAAAGCTGGAGAACCAGCAACACCATCACCATTTACTACATCGATGTCGCCGATAACACCAGTAATTTCTCTTGAAACGATGTTACCGCTGGAAACTCTAACAATAATACCATTGGTAGATAAACCAGAGAATCCAGACAAGTCAGCGTCGAATGGTTGAACATCTGTACCGATAACTAAACCAAGAGTAGATCTGGCAGTTGATGCGTTAGCGTCATCCAATAGAGTTCTGGCAAAGGCAGTTAGCGTAGTTGCTGCAGCTGCAGTAGAACTTGTAAAATATGGAATAGAGTCTGCTGTCAGTGTTACAGCAGAAATAGCTTGCAACGAATCATCATAAGCCTGAATATCAGACCCGATCGCCAAGCCAAGATTCGCTCTAGCGTTCGATGCGTTTGTTGCACCAGTACCACCAACAGAAACTGGAATAGAACCACCATTGATAGTGATACTTCCAACTGATAAATTTCCAGAAAACGTACCAGAAGTTCCAGCTAAAGCACCAACCAAAGTCAATGCATTTAGGGTTGCGTTACCAGAAGAATCACGAGCTACGATAGAGCTCTTATCTGTCGGTACAGGAAGTGTTGATAATGCTGATAGACCATCTAGTAAGTCTGAATCTAAACCAGAACCAGACCCATCAACTGTTTTAAGTTTTGTGAGAATGTCAGCAGCGTTATAGTCTGTAGCTGTTAGCTTAGTTGATAATTCATTGTTTAGATTCGTGAAGTTGGCATCAACCTCAGCGTTTGTAAGAGGAGACCCCTTGACTTGTCGGAGAACGAGTGTCGCCATTATTTTCCCTTATTCTTAGCGATCTTTTAGTAACACAGTAAGCATCTGCTTAATGTCAGAAAGCTCTGATTTAATATTATTTATTTCTTCTGCTTGAGTCTTTATAATATTTTCTTTTTGTTCTGCAGCCTTACGTTGGTTCATATATTGAACATAATCAACCATACTAGTATTTATGATGGCATTGGAAGAGGTATCTCTAACCAAGCCATCATGACCCTGAACTTTAAGAAAATTTTCCATTACGCACAAGCAATAATTCGTAAATCTTTGATTCTAGGAATTGCAGAACTATTTGTAGACTTCATAACAACCTTAACCTGAATCGTATCGAATGGGTTTAGGTTAGTTAAAGAATAGTCAACATCGTAGAATGTTTCATTTCCATTCTCTACCTTAACGGCAGGGACAACTGGAGTTGCTAAAGTATATTTAGTCTTATCCAGTGTTCCAGTAGAACCAAGAGAAGTTTTATAATAAACATCAACGTCTGCTCCAGAAGGAACATTAGCTGCAAAACGGATCTTCACGAATGTTGATGGAAGAGCCAATTTAACTGCATTTGTTACATACTTAGAAGCAGTCGAAGAACCAATCGGTGCAATTTCATCTGTGAACAAGTTTACAGTTGATACTGTAGTTCCAGTAACAGCTGCTTCGCTGGTGAATGTTACACCAGATACAGTTATAGTTCCTGTTGTTCCATCATCAGTCAAATCAGTTACTAAGAATTGTCCGTTATTACCAGAAGTTGTTGCAGACTCAATCTTAACGTATTGACCGATACCAATTGTAGAAATTAAGTTTCTTACAGTAGTATTAGTTGATGTAATTGTAGAACCAGAGAAGCTAAACGCTCCAGTCGCACCAGTAAACAGTGTTGTGTAATCTACTGGAGTTACGTCCACGTTAGCGTGTGTAGGAGAGTTAATTCTATTAGAAATAGCAACTAGCGACATTCTTTGTGTATCTAAAACTGGAGACAAAGAGTCATTAGTTGAAGATAGGTTAACTGCGAATGTAACAGACTTGTTACCACCAAGAGAATTATTTTCGTTCACTTCAGAAGCAACCAAACGAGGGCTGTAGAAGTAATTATTTTCATTGGCCAAGCAATCACCGAAACTCACATCCTGAATGTAGGCAGTTTGAGTTCCATCAACAGACGCACCAGAAGTTGTTTTAACTGAGTAGTTTACAGATGTCTCAGAGAAACTTTGAACCTGAGCGATTGGATAAACAGCATCATATTGAACCTGACCAGTTGCACGGATAGTTGAACCACCAGCATAACCAGTTGCTGTTGCAGCTGTAGTAACTGTTATCGTATAAGAATCTAGATCTACGTTAGCAACAGTATGTGTTGCGTTTAGCTGAGCAGAAGGAATTCCGTTTAGAGTTCCAGTTGCGCCAGAGATAATAACTTTAGAACCAGCTACCAAGCCATGGTTATCATGCCATACACGAACGATTGTAGAACCAGTAGTAGTCTGGAATGGATCAGCCACTAAAGACTTATATGGTAGAACATCGTTTACGAACTGAACTGTTCCAACAGCTGAAGTATCAAACTTAGCACGATGGATAGTAAACTTCAAGTCTTGTGTTTGATCAGTTGTCCAAGTAGAAGCATTCTGAGACTTGAATAAAGAACCTGCATACGGTTGCTCAGAAATAGTTCTAGATGTTCCTGGAACAGCATCACCTACCTGAGAAATCCAGCACTTGTATTTGTTAGAGTCAGATTGCAAGACGATACAATATTCACCAGCGTCCTGAACATAAACTGGAGAAGTGAATCTAAATTGTGTAGGTGTGTCATACTTAGGAGTAGCAACACCATCTAGATCTACTGTAGTTGTAGACAAGTTAATCTGTTCTGGGTTAAGAGTTACACGTGAGAATGGTAGAACACGCTTACCTGGATATCCATTAACAACTTCACGAATCTCTAAAGTCACAGGAATTTGTGAATCTTTAGAAGCGAAGAAAATGTCAACAGCTGTCAAGAATGCGCCACCCTTATTCTCAACCAAGAATGTTTGAGCAAGAGGGTCATACCAACCAGTATCAGAAATAACACGCTGAGAAGTTTCAATGATAGTTTGAGAATCTTGAACAACTTCTTGAGCAATTTCTGCGTTACGAACTGCGTTAACCAATGACTGGCGAGTTTCAATAATACCCTCAGCTCTATAGTTTGAGCGACCACGAGAAGTGTAATCACCAGTTGCAACTGAGTTGTCGATTAACTTGAACTCACGAGAACCAGTACGGAAACGAACCGCATCAGTGTTAGGAATGTTGAATAGTAAGTTAATGTTACCATTCTTATTTGATGTTAAAGTTCCACCAACTGTTGCTAATGACACAGAGTTGATTGTCGCAGTTGAGTTAGTGATAGAACCAGTAATCTGTTCGTTAGTTTGGAATGTTCCAATAATGTTAACGACCAATAACGCTTTAGCACCAGTATCTGGGTCTAGTTCTGTTCCAACAACAACCGCTGTAGCTCCAGAAGTAACACCAGTGATAACATCACCTCTGTTCAAACATACTTGTGAATCACCAGCGATTCTACGAGCAGTTTCTGATGCAGTACCACCAACATTACTTTCAAAGTCGAACGCTTGAGTTCCAGTGTAAGTAATCTTAGATGCTGGAGTGCAGTAAGAAGAAACATCGATATTATCGAAGTATGGATAGAAACGAGTTTGTGGTTTTAGACCACGAACCTGAACTAATACATTTCTTGAACGAATGTAAGGAATAACTGCAGTAGATAAAACACGATCAGCAACTACTTGCTTATCAACTTTAGCTACAACAGAACTTCTAACACCAGTTCTTGATTGACCAATTTCAGTTGCGAAGAACTCAGCTGTAACCTGACGAGCTGGACCATTACCGAAACGTGAAACGATTTCGCTACGAGAAAGACCTCTAACTCCTTGAGATACAGGAACTCCAGACCACTGAGTCTGCCATGAGTTCCAAACAGTTCCAAGAACACCAGCTTTTTCAGCAAGTGTAGCGATTGTTGAGAAGTTACCTTCAATATTATTCACAATATCTGGGCGACGATCAACCTCGAACCACTCATCGGCAGCTGGGTTCATCTTAACGTCACCGATAAAAGTGAAGATAGCGAATGGGTTAATGTTTTCTAAACGAGAAGCAAATTCTTGTTTAACTAAAACAACATCTTCAAGAATTGGTAATGTTACAACATCACCATATTGAGCGTAGTTGCTGGCTTCTCTTTGTGTGTCGTTCGAGTTCTTCTCGATTAAGTTTACGTTGGTCATTGTGAAGAATGGACGTAGTTCGCCTTTCTCCATATCAACTGAACACTTATAGTCTGGTGATGATACATTACCAACACCATGGCCAGAGAAGTTATCAACAATGAAACCATTCTTCAAACGATCTAAACCAGTTGAATCAGAAATCTTCAATGACTGAGTTTCTTGCTCCAACAATGATAATGAAGTGTAGTATTCCAAGTTATCGATACGCTTTTCTAGCTTACCGATATCACGCATTGTGTAGCGTTTATTGTCTACTTTAGAAATAGTTACGTTCTCTGAAGAAGTGCCGAATGTGTATGGCTCAAGTGTTAACTTGTAAAGAACCATGCCAGTAGCTGGATCTTCTGGCTCTCCAGGAGTTAAAGAAGATGTTCCAGAAATACTAAAGAAGTTACCATTGATATCAACAGCAACTTTTTCTTTTCTTGATAGGTAGTAAGTGAAGTCTGTTCTAACATCGGCACCACGCTTAGGTACTAATACTGCAGAACCAGATCCAGTGAATGTTGTTCCTGCATCATCAATTCGTGGACGGAAGTCTAATGAATCGCGCAACTCAGCTGGGATATCATTGTAAGAAACTTCAGATGGGTATGAGTTAACAGAGCAGTAGTCACCAGTAGAGTGTGTGAAGTATTCGAACACAACTTCGATTGGTGCTGATGGTGGGACGAATGTATCTTTTAGGTTAATTTTACCTAGATCGTAATAAGTGGCACGTTGACCATTATCGAAACTATAACGATCTGAAATATCAATGTCATAAGTAGAACCTGGACTTGCGAATGTTCCAGACTTCATTTTAATAGAAACAATTCTCCACGCGTCAGACTTACCTAGAGACAAAGTAGTTGCTGTTGCAGTAGCCTGAGTAGTAAATGTTACTGTTGCACTGTTAAGAGTTTTAGTTTTTTCAGTATTTGTAGAACCAGTTTTATTAACAGCACCGATAACTACGAATGGTCTTGATGCATAAGCTCCTGGGATCGTAAATGTAACAGAAGCACCAGATGGAACAATGGCAGATGGTAACACAACATCACCAGTAGTATTGTCAATCAAAATGTAGTTACCAGAAACAGCACCTGATGCCATAGAACCAGATGATGTTGATACTGTTAATGTGCAGTTACCGCCAGATAAGGAAGAAGTTGTTCCTGTGAATCTTTCGTAAACTGTATAAGAAGTATCATTAGTTCCAAGAGAACTTCTTAAAGAACGAATAGCATAGTATGGCAATGAGAATACTAAACTATCTTTATCAGACTCGATCAATCTAGTTTCAACTAAGCTATATGTAGCACCAGTTGTAGTTAAAGAAGCATCAATCGTTAATGATGTTTGAGAAGCGATAGCAGTAACACGATATAATCCACCAGCAACAGAGATATAATCGCCAACGATTAAATCTGTTTGGAATGAAGTTCCAGTACCAGTTACTGTAGTTCCCGCAGCAGTTACTGATCCAATTAACTGAGTTGTTATTGGATTAACGTCTGCAGTAAAACTTGTAGCTGCAGAACCACCATTAAAGAATACAGATTTAACATGGCGATCGAAAGTGTAACCAGAGTTTAATTTAACATCAAATAGAGAAACTTTCCACACTGCTGAAGCTGAACCGATAGTTCCGTTATCCCATTCGATAAAACGAACACGGGCAGTACCAATTTTAGTACCAACAGCAGTTCCACGACCAGCTGATCCAGTAACTCTATTGTATAGATCTACTGTGTCAAATGTATTGATTGGAGGTAGATTATTAAGGTTAGTTGCGTAGATAAAGTTACCGACTGTTGCAGTAACGAACGCATTATCAGCCTGAACATAATCGCGTGCTTTATTTACAGCAACATATTCTGTAGAAATCTTTTCAATTTCGTAACCACGAACATATGCTTTTCCTGGCTCCAAACCAATAGCTAATTTGTTGACATCGCCTGTTCTGAAGATACCACGATTATAAACTGGGTTCTCGTTATATTCCCAGTTAATACCAGTAGAACCTGGACCATCGTATGCAGTGCCAGAAGTATGTGTCGGTGCAATTGAAACAGATGTTCCATTATTTTTAGCTACGTATGTTTTACCAGCATTAGTAACTACGTCGCCCAATAGGAATGATGTAGTGCCAGTCCATGCGCCACGATCATTATTACGATGTTCACGAACATCGATTGCAAACTCACGAACAGTGTAATCACCAGATTCGTCGTAAGTTCTGCGTGCTAAAGTCTTTTCTAATTCAGCATATTCTGTCTTAGAAACTTGTTTCTGATTAACACCTTCGTTAACACGAAGAAGTTCAATAAAGTCTTTATCTTCAACTGAAGTTAAAGGTAACTTAGCCAATGTTAAATCAATGAAATAACGATGAGCACCTGGAGCAGCAAAGTTATAACTGTTTTGAGCATTGTCTAATAAGCTATCTTCATCCTCTGGAGTTATAACTGTTTCTTGAACAGCCAAACCAACACGATATGATGGTGTGTCAGAATATTTTTCTAAAATTAAAGAATGAGTATCAACTAAAACGAAGTGTCCGTTAACGTAGTAAACACCACGTTGAATTGTTACAATTGAACCGACACCAGTCGGAGTTGTTTCTAATGGAGATACTTGAACAGAATATACTGAATCTTCTGTTGTGATAACTTCATCAGGAGCAAATGTTTTTGTTGTTGTATTTGTACCAGAGTTCTTATAACGAACGTAAATTGTTGTTGGTTCTGTAGTTTCTTGGCTTTGAGTTTTAATAACTTCTGCCTTTAGACCGCTACTGCCAACAAGGATCTTACCTTCTAAGTTGGATAAGAATGTTTCTACCGCAACACCAGCATATAATGGGTTTAGCTTAACATACTGTGCTTTATTATCGATAGAGATCTGTCCTGGGATAACCATTGCACCTTGTTTGAATACGTGGTCACCATGACGGGAAATTTGTTTCTGTAAAATAGTTTGCATCTGAGTAAGCTCTCGGGCTTGCACAGCGAAACTTGGACGGAATAGAATACGGTAAAATTTCTGATTCTCGTCGTAATCGTCATTATACGGTTCTGTATTGAAATCGATCATTCTTTGCTCTTATCTATAAGTTGATTACTACTATATTTATTAGAACTTAATAACAGTTCGTAGTGTAACTGTTTGGTCTTGTGTCGGTGTAAACGCTTGCTTATTATCAATAAACAATAAATCTCCAGAATATTTATCAGCTGTTGGAGCAGTTACACCAGCGATACCAAATGTTTGCGCACTTTCATTTACCATAACCCCACCAATCGTAGGGGCTGCGTTATCCAATGATTGCAGTAACGCAGAGTTAGCTGTCAAATTAACAATTCTGAATCTTGCATTATTTGAAGCTAAACGAATAATCATGTCTTGTTCAAAATTACTTGTGTTAATACTTCCTGTAACAACCCAACATGCAGATCCAATAGCTGAATCTAATTTATATGTTGTTCCATATTTTCTTGGGTTTTTAATAATACCAACCTGACGAAAGTCGTTGTTTACGTCGAATCCTTGGTTTTTATCTTTAGAGACGTTAGTGTAAAACATCAATGTTCTGCAATATAAACCATTGATAGAATCTTTACCATGACCACCATAAACAGTAATGATAGCACGAGCCTTAGCTCCGTATCCGTTACCAGTTATAGTTACTCTTGCCCAACGATATCCAGTACCATAATTAATTACTCTAATTTTAACAATCTTACCGCCCTCAATGACAGCCTCAGCTGCTGCGCCATTACCATCACCCTCGATAGTTACAGTTGCTGCTGCGTATCCGAAACCACCAGAAGTAACTTTATATGACATAATTCTACCATCTGGTGTCAACAATTCAGTGTTGGCTTGTAGAGTATTGATGTCGCCAGGAGATAAGTCTGCCTGTAGTTCTGCGCCAATACCATCACCAGTAACTGAGATATTAGCATACGTATAACCAACACCTGGATCATCAATCTGAACACCAACTATTTGACCATCTTGAATTCTTGGTATTAACTTAGCTTCAGATTTAACACCAGAGAAATAACATGCTGCGCCAGAACCACCAGAAACTGGTTGAATTAAAACGTCTGGTAAAGCAGAGTATCCATAACCATAACGTAATACTGCAACACCAGAAGCAGTTTCTCCTGCATAAGTCAATTCTGCAGTACCATTAAGAACTGCACCAGAAGTATGTGTCGGTGGGGTTGAACTTGTAGTTCCTGCAACAGTAACAGTATATAATCTATTTGATTGGAAAATTTGCTGGCCAACTGTATATGTAGTTGTTGCTGCCCACGGGTTTCCGAAAACTACAGTTGGCACAGAAGTAAAATCATCACCAAAGTTTGAAATTACAACATGAGAAACTGAAGTTCCGATCATAACCGCAGTTGCAACTACACCAGATCCAGACCCACCAGAGAAAGTTACCGCAGGTGCTGATGTATAACCAGAACCACCATTGGTCATATTAACTTCTCTTACGCCACCAATTAAGTTTACTGCAGTAACAACACCACCAGTAACAATAGCTTCAGCTCTAGCAGTTGCACCAATGAACTTTAACGCAGCAGTTCCGTTAGCAACGATACCCATTCTGTGAGTAGGTGCAGGTGTGTCTAAAACACCTGGTAATGTCACTTCGTAAATGTTACCATTGTGATTAACTTTTTGACCGAGAAGAACTGTAGTTCCATCAATCCACGCATTTGATGAGATCGGTGGATCTATTTCAACAGTTGCACCGCCAGTATAAGAACTGCCACCAGAAGTAATTGTAGTTCCTGTTATGAATAGAGGATCACTTTCTCTATTACCATCTCCCTGCAAAGTTATCGCAGCAGAAGTATAATTTTGTCCACCACTTAAAATTTGAACAGTTTCGATACCACCATTAGAGTAGAACTGTCCACGAAGAGCAGTAACTACTGGCATATACACGTCTGTTAAAAACTTATTACGTAATGCGATTGGAATACTATACAAATATTTCCACATATATCCATCTGGCATAATAACTGGATCGACAGTAGTACCTACTGGTTTATATGTAGATTCTGCACCTAAGTTATTATCTAGACATTTATACACGTTGTATTCGTCTGTCATAACATAGAAGTTTGCGTCTTCCATTCTTTGAACACCAGATGGTGTTTTTGATATAACAGCCTGAGCTAAAGCACCTTCGCCACCACCACCAGTTAATGCGACAGTTGGTGCTGATGTATAACCACGACCAGCATTCGTTATTGTTATATCAATAACAACACCTTCTACGATAGAAGCAACTGCTGTGGCACCAGTACCACCACCGCCAGTGATTGTCACTGTAGGAGGATCGGCATAACCAAATCCACCAGAAATTAAATTGATACCGTCAAGTTCATCATCATAATTATCATCATACATATCATACACAGTTCCAGAAACCCAATCAACACGATTAACAATAAACGCTACGTCGGTGGATTTAATTTCTTTCATAGTAATAATTTCATTACGAGTTTGCAACTCATAGTCGAAACTATCAATAGGAAATGGTGGAGTAACTTCGTTTGACCACTCTAAAGTTTTACCTAAAAAGTAGTAATAACGAGAAGAACGTGTCTGAATCTCATTGAACAACCCCTCAGCAATGGAGTTGTGCAATGATGATTTTAATAGCGATGAATTTGCCATTGTATCTCTTTACGGAAAAATTAGCTTACTGTAACAACCCAAGTAATAGCGATAGAGTCACCAGCTGCTTTGTTAACAACTGGGAATGTAGTACGGCAAAGCATAGTACCTAAAGATCCAGCATTAAATACGCCAGCTTCAGTAATAGCACCAGTACCAGTACCAGCTGGGAATGTAGCAGTATAAGTTACAGTGTTGTTTGAAGATGTGCCAGAAGCTAAAGTTACACGACCAGCTTCAGTACCTAGAGTTGTATCACCAGCTGCTGGAGTTGCAGTGCCAGTACCAATAGCCATATGAGACATAATGTTGGAAGCAGTTCCAACGATACGTGAAGCGATGTAGTTTTTACCAACTGTAACAACTAAGTTTGGAACATGGAGAGTCTTCTTAACTTGTCCATTTTCACCACGAACGACGATAGATAATTCGCCTTTCATCTTTAGATTTTCATTTAAATCCATGAGTATCTCCTATTAAAAATTGATTGGTTCGCCGACGTATTGTTCTAAGAACCAACCAGCGTCAGCATAAGGGTTTATAATCATAAAACCGCCAGCATCGACAGGTATAGTCTCGTCAACACCAGAAATTGCAGGGTCAATATATTTAGTCACAGTTAGGTAAGGCGTCTCTATAACAACAGGAATATCTTCTAGTAACTTACCGAAATCTCTCTTAAATGCCCCATTACCATTGTCAGACATTAATTGAATATCTGTCAATAATTTACCGAAATCTTTCTGTTGAATACCATCATCACCCAACAGAACTGCTTCGCCATTACCGTTTAATAATTTACCGAAATCTCTTCTTGAAATTTCGTCTGAGTATGATGTAGTATCTGCTAAAGGTTTATGCAAGCCTTTAGTCGAAATAAAATCATTAGATAAAGAAACACTATGTTCAAAGCCTTTAGTCAAGAAAATCTCTGAAATAGAGTCTTCGATAAACTGTTCTTCTTGCTCAGTAACAGCAAGAATTTTAATCATTGATTCTAATTCTAATCCGATATCAAACTCGTTACGAATATCATATTCACCAAATACAGCCATACCAGCTGGGTGAACTAATGCTTTCACTAATGACTTATAAGAATCTAGAAGCTCGTCAATCTTAAGTACATATGAGAATGCCTGATAGTAACGACTATCTTGAATAAAAATAGCGTCATTCAAGAAACCATCATTATTGATGTAATAACCTGGATATTTACCAAGAGGTCCAAGAGA